GATGTGACAATCGTTGAAGCAACCAATGCTCCGATGACTCCCCCTAAAGAGAAGTACACAAACATAGCACCATCAATATGTTTAAACGTGAACATAAAGCGGTTTGCATTAGAGCCTAACTGCACTAAGCCATGAACAGGAATAACCACACTCATAGGAAGTATAGATGCCATGATCACCAGCAGCATTAATCCGCCACCCGCACCAAAAGCTGCTGAAATCATTGAAGTAAAGCCCGCAACCACAATGAGCATTATTGTGCTGATCGGACTTAATAAATCTCCACCCAAAAACTGCCAACTGATCAAATCCATTGTTATGCTTTAAATAGTGTGTTTGATCTAACGCTACCATGACTCACCACTATTAGCGACAATTCGAAAAAACCTTTCGACTAAAAGACCATATCAACCAAAAGAGAAGTGCCCCTAAATTCACAACTGGTCAGACTTGTGGTTTATTTTGTTAAACCTATGGGTTATAACTATGCCCACAACACAATAAAATTGAAGGCACAGCATGACACTGATGAATGTAAGTACACAAGGATCTGTTGCTATCTTAACTATGACAACAGCTGAAAATCGCCATAACCCTGCTTTTGCAGAGGCTTTTTTAAATTGCCTTGACGAAATCGAACATAACCCTGAACACAAAGCACTCGTGATCACTTCAAGCAGCGAAAAGTCATGGAGCTTGGGCATAGATACCGATTGGCTTATGCCTGCATTAAAAGCACAAAAATTTGCTGAAGTAAGTGGCTTTATGCACTCGATGGATGCGGTATTTAAACGCCTATTACTCTTCCCAATGCCAGTAATTGCAGCAATTAATGGCCACGCTTTTGGTAATGGCGCCATTTTATCGTGCGCTTGTGATTTTAGGTTTATGCAAAGCGATCGTGGTTTCTTCTGCTTCCCCGAAGTGGATTTATCAATCCCGTTTTTACCGGGCATGCTCGCTTTCATTAAAAAAGCCATTCCAGACTATCGTTTTAACGAAATGATGCTAACTGGCCGTCGCGTTACCGCAGGCGAACTTGCCACGGATCATGTTATTGAACAAGCCTGCCCAAACAGCGAAGCTTTATTTAATATCGCCCTCGAATTTGCCAGCCAGTTCGATAAAAAACGCGCGATTTTCGCCGAGCACAAAAAGCGCCTACACAAACACATCATCGACACCATCGATATTGAAAACAAACCGATTATTGATGCCGTTCAGTTGGTTGTTTGATTATAGATTCTGGACTTATTTCGGGGAGTTTTAGAAAAAGTTTTGGCAATAAAAAAGGCCGCTCTGAGAGCAGCCTTTTTCATATTTGGTGGAGCTGGGGGGATTTGAACCCCTGACAAAACACCTATAGACTACGCAAGACTTGAATAATGTATGTGCTCTTAGTCTACTGTAGTCCTGTTTCACTATCAATATGATCCAAAATAGATCCAAAATAGCGCTTTAAGCTAAAGCTTCTTCGAAATTTTTATTGCAAACTTTTCAGCATGCGGTCTTATATCTTTTGGTGTACCAAGAACTGCTGGGGCGTCTTTTTGATGTTCTAAAATTGCTTCACAAATCTCATCTTTTGTCGGTGTAAATGGTAACTTTTTTACATTAGATAAAGCTAACTTGAAATTTTTTTCATCACTTGGATGACCAGTAAACCAAGTTGGCTTTCGAGCCCAACATCTCAGCGCTTCAAATAGTTGGTCCTTCATATTTCTCTCCTTAAGTTTTATGTAAAAAAATCATACTAATTAAAAAATCAAAACTAATCTATATAAAGTTTAAGGCTGACAAAGATTTATAAGTTTTTATCCGGTATACCTAGCATCCTTAACATTTCATTTTTTACACTTCGTAATTCATGAGCTGGAAGTGAATTAGGTGCTTTATGAAATATACTATACCCCTTAGCATATCTTTCCCGATAATTATCATATGCATCTGATGTATAGCTATTCATAAATTGAACATTGGCCAGCTTCCCCAAAGTATTAAATAGCTCTAAAAGTGCTTCTTGGTCCTGTTGATCTTTCTCTTGCTGATCATAGAAATAATCTCTCACTTCCTCATAATCATCTGCATTTTCATCTAGTAAGCCATGATAACTAGGGCTAAACGCATAGTCTGTTGACACAGCAACCATCAACAAGGCGAGTTTTGTCTTAACATTTTTTTGCTCTGCCAACCTACTGGATAAATTAGTAACATTATTGAAAGCCGTTCTATTACGAATATTGTCTTCATTAATTTTAGCTGGAGCTATAATCAAGTCAGGTTCAAGTTCGTCAAAGTAATCCATCGCAAGCGTACGGTTAATATCTAAGAATACGAAGTCGTAATTTTCTATGATAGGTTTTAATGATTCTGGAGACGAAGAGTAAGGAAGGTTTAAATGATTTGTGAATCTCATATTATTTGATTCATCAACTTGGATAGTTCTTGGGAATGGGTAGTTATGCTTAACTGACATTTCACCAAACATTGCACTTCCATTTCGATCCGATATTACTAAAACTTCATATCCATCTGCCATAAGTGCAATACTTATATCAATTGTAAGTAGAGTATGTCCAGCTCCTCCTTGGCCGCCATAAAAGCTAACTAATTTACCTAATTTGCCTTGTTTGTTTGGTGGGTAAGGTAAACCATGTTTCAAACAAAATAGCTCCAATGTCGCTGGGGGTATCCTCAAACTACTACTTGCTGATAACGGAGCTTCGTATCTTTGCCATAACCTTAGGTTCTTATAAACACTATCAGCTGCTTGTTGACTTGATAACCCTAATTTTTTACGTAACTCTCTTAAGTTTTCTGGTGTTATTTGGTTCATTTGCTACGTCCTTTTAATCTAACAATAGCCAAATACGAATCTTAGGACGCAATTTGTATCATAGGACGTAAATCTTTTCACTTTTTACCTTACAAAATCACTTGTATCTTTTCCTCAACGAAAACAACAGGAAATACCAAATGCAAAACAACAAAGCGCTACAACTAAAAAACGAACTAGATAAAAATATTTATCAAGCAGAAGCAGCAATCAATGCACTGTGTATTGAAGACCACTTTGAGGCTCTAGATAAAGATACCCTCGCAGGCATGCTATGGACGCTATCTGAAAAAATAGAAAAGATAAAACGAAGTGTGAGGAAAATTTCAGTATCTAAAAGCCCACTAAATTAGCGGGTTTAGTTTACTATTTCGTCAAATATTGCTAAAGATGGGAGTTATCAAAATGCATTTAAATAAGGAAGCCAGATGCGCTATACACTTTTTTTAACCCTACCATTAATTTTATCAGCCTGTGCCAACGTTAATATGGTTCCACATGATGTTGCTGAGGTCGATTTTGATGCACCTGAAGGTAAAACTGGCTGGTCACAATATCAACACGTTGAGACGTTCAGAGGTTATACAGAAGAGCAAGTTTATGAAGCAGCAAAGGTTGCATTAGGAAGCGCAGGATTCTCGCTCAGAATGGCTGATAAAACTAAAGGAACTGTAATTGGAGAGCATGGCATGACCGCCCATGATTGGAATGTAATTGCAGGGGTCTACTTCAAACATGAGGATAACGGAACTAAAGTAAAAGTCATTGCTGAAGGCTCAAAAGACATTGGTTTGAGTGGCGATGTTACTTCCGACGGTTGGACAGGAAAAATATTACGAGCAATGCGACAATATTTAAACGAAACACATCAAACAATCTTAAAAGTTAATAAAAAAGATATAGAAAAACTTAACAAGAATTAAAATAGGAACGGAAATGTCTTCATTAATTTTTTACACTGATCGTGAACAAGCTTTAGTTGCAACGGATAGTTTAGCAGTTGATGGTTCTGGGGCACCACATATGTTCACTTCAAAGGCTGGTTACATTCCTCACTTAAAAACCATAATAGCAGGTACTGGAGCCGGTGGCTTTGCAAATAAATGGTTATATGATGCGACCAATAGAATGGTTATTAAAGGAATTAGAAACCTTGACTACCACACTCCAGAAGCACTAAGAAAACTTTGGGAAGAATATAAAGTAGAATTCTCTTTACCCAAAGATTTTACAACCACTGTTTATCAGTTTGGTGTCTGTGAAGAAAGCGGTGAGATCGTCTCATTTGCATATCGTTCTACAAACAACTTTGAATCCGAACAATTACAATATGGTACAGCAGCAAAACCAGAATGCAGCATACCCGAAGGCAATTTAATTGAACTTCTGCCTCAAATAATGCAAGAACAACGTATTATTCAAAGCAATAAACCGAAAAGTGAACGTGTGTATATCGGTGGTGAAATTTTTGCCTACTATTTAACTTCTGAAGGCTGTAACTGCATAAATATCGGTCCCTTCGATGATTTCGAAGAGCAAGCACAACAAATCTCTGATAACTTCATCACCAATAATGCGTAATAGTTTACTTAAAAATAAATATTAGGAATTGTGATGCTTGCAACTGTCGGCGCTGGGCTATCATCATCTAGATAAACTCGTTCATCATCAAGCTCAGCTGTTACTGAAACCTGATCTGTTGATGATGGCTTGATATCTTTTATAAGCACACCATTACACCACCGTGTGGTGATACCAAACATATAAAGAGGTGGCTCGATTGAACCATCAAATACCGGTGTAAAGTCTAAATCAGCATCGATGACGACTTCATTGGAGTCATTGCCGAGCGTAGCATTGTAAGGGCCTGATAGAGTACCGTCTGGTTTTCTTAACGCTAGAATATGTGTTTGCCCTGCTTGCCATTGCAGTTCGGAGTTGTCGAGATAGATGGAGCGACCAACATGCCCTATTACAGCACCTGTTTGTTCATACCCAGGAATATCATCAGCAACTGCGCTATAGTCTAAATACTTTGAATTCAGCGCATCCATTTCAGTTTTGAAATCAAACCGAGTACGGCGATACCGACGAATGCGGCGTTTTCGCATACCAAACTGATAAGCCTTATCTCGGTTTGTTATTCCAAAGGCTCTGATTTTTTCAGGGTTAGCACCTTCATCACCTGGTAACAAGCAAAGAATCGTTTCTGACTTCCATGTGACAGGGTCGAAGTACTCGACTTCGATGCCATCAGGTTCATCATCATCCATTAACTTAATAGAGCGCTTTAGCATGCCTACATAGTTATCTGGTTGATACATGTGACGATAAATAGTTCGCTTTTGATCACGGACAGGTGTGATTTTTCCATAATCAATTGTAGGTTCAGCAAAACCGACAGCCAATACTCGTTTAAGAACCTCAAAAACAGTGCTCTCACTATCAAACACAGCATTAAATTCATCTGCTCGATTATGCCAGATAGGATGTAATGCATTTAGTGCTTCTAACCCTATTTTGTCATCACTATGCCCTGCACTTTTTAATACATGTGCAAAGAATGGAGCTATATCAGTTGTTGGCCTTGGTGCACTCCAAGCGCCATTTTCATACACTGGCAAAATGCGGGTACCAATAACATTAAATTTATTTTCAGCTGTGCCGGCTAAGGCATTTGTGCCACGGATCTTAATTGCTATTGTGGTTAGGCCATCATAACTAGTCGCGCTATTTAATTCGGCCTTAAGGGCAGTCCAAAATATATCGTCATAAATACGCGTATCATCAGTTGCAGCAGTGGCTCTTTTTACTCTTACCTCAGGTCTTATTTTAGATGGTAATGTAACTGGTACCGTTCGCCCTAATTCATCATTTGTTGAATTAGTAAATACTTCGTCATCAACTGCAGTCCAGTCTTGAGCACCTTCAGCACGGTACTCTATTTGTACTGTCACTGTACGACTTAAAAAATTACCATCATCATCAAGTTCACCTAAACCTTGAGGTAAGCGGAAATCGAACCAAAGTTTGTCAGTCACTTCACCTGCAGGACATGCGAAAAAGGGCCCGTTAAATTGACCATCGCCGCCCCCATCTTCAACGATAACCGTTGCACTCGATGTACTTTCAGTTACAAAACTTGTCCATGTTGGATCATCTTGGGACTGGCCATCAACCTTGTTAACCTGACTACCTTGTGAGCTTTTAGTAAGTAGCTCAAAATAGCCATCATTTTGGCCTTCAAGTGAGCCTGATATATAGAGTACTTCTCCAACATCAAATGGGGGAGCTGACTTAAATCGATAAGGCCTACCAAGCTCAGCATCCCACTCAACATAATGAACTATTAGCTCATCACCTGCGAAAGAGTACTCATAAGAGCCATTATCGCCCCCTGTTGTTGTAACACGCCCTTTTAATTCAATACCGGTGCTTCCTGATGTTGAACCGACTTCACTAGAGGTATAAACATTTCTGTGAGCTTCATGGTCTGTTACGTTTTCGCCAGGTTCAAACAGCTGTATATCAATATCGCCGGCATAACTTGTGGTAGGTGTATTACCAATAAACATTTCATTCGATAATATTTCATAGCGCCCAACACCTACACTTAACATCAGATAAAGCCATTGCTCATTATCAATATATTCTCGTCGTGGCATTGTTAAATAGTCAGGGTAAATTTTATGGCGCCCTGCTCCTTCAGGGATAATACCCATGAGTCTGGGCTTATTGCCCTGAGTATTTACGTCATAAATGCTGCTACCATCGGGAGTCGTAGAGTTATAGTTATCGGGGATTTGATTTGCGGTATATACGGCATAACCCACAGCGATTACAGCAATAATTGCATAAGCGATAGTGGCAGCCTCTTTTGGCTCAACAATAATACTTACATCATCCGACGCCTTAAATTGATAAGTTTTCCAATTTGCATGCAGTAATACCTGCTTATTAATAAGCACAGTAAAAAGTGGTTCTTCACTTTCATAATAAGCAGGGACATTTTTAGTCAGCCATTGATGAAGTGTCGAACCTACCTTACATTTGCAAGGCTCCATTAAAGACGGGTCTAATTTGTTTGGGTAAACCTTGATATCAACCCACGTATTCATAAAATTTAACCTCTTTAAATAACCGCTTGAAGTCATCGATGCTATCAATGGATGGCCCTTTACGGCGGGATGTATGCAGTATTTCAAGTTTGCCGTCGATCAGTTCAACTGTGCCGATATGAATTAAGCTACCAAACTTAAAACCACACACCACTGCACCAGGTGATGGCTCGCAGGGTCTAAAGCTAGAAACAATTTCTTGATACGCTTCAGTAAGCAAACTTTTATCGTCGGGGTGAATATGGCCAAACGATTCGAACAATGGTTGACCATAATAGTGATGGAGGCGATGCCGAGTTTGACCCCAGCAGTCAAAACCAGACATATCTCTCCCCTCATCCACATAGGGAACACTTAAATAATCATTAATTGTGTATGACATTATTAACTGAAGTATTTGAGCCCAGGGGCAATGGAAGGTGTATAGCGCTTGTTAGGCCAAGCTTTATTTACAAGATCATTAAATGATGCAACTACATTGATGCTCTGTGAAGTAGCTTGAACGTCAGCAGCTTTCATTGTAACTGCCGGCTCTGCAGGTTCGCTTAAGTCACTCGATACATAGACCCGGTAAATTACATCAATTTTTACGCCCGCATCAATTGCCTGATCAATTAGTGCAAGTGCTTCGCCAGACACATTATCAATTTGAAATTGTAAGTCTTGGCGCCCCTTGACACCTCGCTGCGGTAACGACACACCCATACCACTGGCTTTAAATTTAACCATGTCGCCATTTTCAATACCGGCAATTTGGTCATCAAAGCCATCACAAATCCTCAGCTCCCATAAACCGGCAGCTTTAAGTTCTAATGTGTGAATAGGAATGTCGTTAACTGGGGCGCTTGCATAGATGCGTTGGAGTACTTGGCTCATTTCTTTTTAACCTTATGCATTTAACTGCGTGATGCGGGTGTTTAGAATTTAGATGTTAAAAAAGATGCAACCGTTTTAGCAAGCTCAACATCACCATCATCATTAGGATGCAACCCATCATCCGAATAGATATCGAAGTTGTACTTGTTAAAACCTGATTCTCTATAACCGTCCTTCGCTGGGATCTTATTTAATTTGGCAACATTTATAACACTGTCTACAAAATCTATTAAATAATCTCCATTTGCGTTAGGGTTAGTATCAACATCAAGTCCGTCACCGCCAATTATTCTACTACGCCAAATTGGTGCAATAAAAGACATTCTAATATGTGGGTATGCTGTCAAAACTTGCTGAATCGCGTAGTTCATAGCGCCTTTAAATGTAGTCCCATCTGATAGTAAATCGTTATCCGAACCTAAAGGTAAATCCCCTGCGAAATCATTAGTTCCAAAGAATACAACTATGTAATCTATAGTGCTCCAGTCTACCTCGGACAGAGCTTGAACTTGCGGTCTATTATCATCACCGTTACCATCGTATACAGACTGAGCAGCAGCAGCCATAGCGGTGAAGTCCCCTGTATTAATTGCCTTGGCAATATTAAACATACACATTTCATTGTAATATGGACCTAACGAATTTGACATATTGTGTTGACCCATACGGCAACCGCCGAACCCAAACTTAAACAAATTAGCACCTAAAGACGCACACACAAGCTCAGCATAATTTCCACCCTCAGTTATTGAGTCACCAATGAAAGCGATGTTTTTACCCTCCAACTGGCTCATTTTAGCCTGTTCGTGTTTTTCCCATTTAGAGAAAAAACCAGTTGTGTAACGAGCAATACGGCTGAATGATGTTTTTGTGCTATTTAACGGGACTATGCGCTGTATAGAAAAACTATCAGCGTGGGAAACTTCTAAAATAGATGATGAAGTCAGTTCACTGGGTTTATCCGTCACATTCAGTAATACTGTGTAAGTTCCGTCAGGCAAGTCTGTATCGTTTAATGAAACGCCTTCAAGCACCTTATTATAAAGAAAGCTATCGGCAAGCTTATATCGTGTAACAGATTTTGACGCAAGCAATGGAGTGTTAACCGCTTCTAATGCAATGTCAGATCTTTTAACTGCTTCGGATCCCGTGACCAAAATCCAATCATTATTATCTGGATTTTGGTTATCATATCTTCTTACCCACTTTTGTTTTGCGTTCGCAAAATAATATAGTTCTTGTATATAAAATCTATTAGTACCGAGAACTGCTTTTACGGTAAAAATAGAGCTAGTACCATCGATAAAATCACTTGGAGTACCAGAGTAGGATTTTGACGGTGAGAGATAATATTCACCGAATTCATAATTACTATTTAAAGATGCGTTGTCTGCTAGCTCGGTTTGCCATAAATAGTTTTCACTTAAAGATCGCAGCGTTATAGTTTTATCTGCAAGCTTCTCCTCTGAAATTTCTTTGGGTTTTATATCCGAACCAACGATAGTGTTTATTCCAGATACTTTATTCCAATTGTTGTTGGTAGGGTTCTCAACGTCAAACTTACGAACCCACCTTTCTTTCATGTCATTCCCAGAAAAGTAAAATAGTTCCTCAACGTAAAACCTGCCTGTGCCAAAAACTTCACTCAGTATAAGAACAGCACTTCGCCCTGTAATAAAATCCGGAGGGAGATCAGTGTACGTGAATGCAGCGTTAAGGTAGTAAGTACCAAACTCGCTAGGTGTATTTAAAGAGGTTCCATTTCCTAACTCGCCGCGCCAAAGGTAAGCATCTGAAATATTGCCAGCTCTTATGGTTTTGTCAGCTATTTTAAGATGAGTAACTTGTTTGTTTTTTATAGAGGATTCAACAATTGAGTTCGTACCGGTAACCTTTTCCCAATCTAAAGGGGTACCCTCTGTATTTGTTCTACGAACCCAACATTCTTTAGGTGAATTGAAAGCTCTTAACTCTTGGTGAAAAAAGCGATCACCATCAAAAACACCAACAACGGCCAAGTAAGCAGCGCTGCCCACATTGAAATCAGGCGGCAGGTCTGTATAACCACCGTTAACTTCCAGCGAATATGTACCTTGTGTGGTTATAGAGCTTAAGTTTGTTCCTGAAGCTATTTCACCCTTAAAATTAAACACACCTTCAACACTAGGGTAAGACGTTATAAGAACTGCATTACCAGATTCATTCTTATATAAATCTAAATATGTTTTATTTTGATCACTTACGACACTAAAATATTCTGAACCCGAAGCAACTCCATCTTGAATAGAGCCATATTTCACTGCATCAATATCAGCTGCAGCATCTAAAACCAATTGAACTCGCGCAGTAACTTCATCTAATGCCTTTTTTTGCACGCTAGGTTTTTCTTCACCATTAATCATTACAGTTGTATTTTCATCGCCTTGCAGAACTTGGTTTAGCTGGTCAACTGCAGTACTTAATTGAGAAGTTAAGGTTAAAAATTCACTCATAGTTATATTTCCAAATAATTGTTCATTGAACTGGTTATTGATGCAGTAAATTCGGTATAAGTTAGAGGGTCTAACAATCTAATAATCATTCCTTCCTCACTCACCACTTGTCGTTTTTTAATCTCGATATTTGCGCTGTAGCTCCAAAACCCGCCATTGAAACTGCATGACTCAAGCGGGCTTTGTTTAAAACGTACATCGTGATCAATTAAGCCTTGGGGTGTGCGAATTGGCATAACAAACCAGTTAACCGCATCGTTGGTACCGTGTTTCACAAACCCTTCTAAAATATCGGCCTGGTCAGTCTTCAGTTTCCACGTTGCAGCCATTGTCGTTGGCACTGATTGAAAGCGCTTGCGCTGCCGAGCTCGGCCGCTTGCCATTTCAGTTCTTAATAAATTAGAGTTTTGGGATAGACGGTGAGTTGAAACAAGAGGAAGTTTTAGGTCTTTGGGGTATCGGACTAACATACTTAGAACCCCTGCCTTTGAAGGCCATAGGTATTTTCAAGAACGGATGAAGCTTCACCACCCTGGCGTATACTCGTCACAAATATATTGATAACTTCTTCACCTGATGGCCCTGAACTACGTGTTGTCGAACCTGCTCTACTCGCATCTTCATACAAATTCACCGTTACATTTGAACCTAAGCTTTGTCCTTTTGTGTGATCAACAACAGTCTCTTGAGGGTGAAGCATAGCTAATTGACCACCTTTTCCATCGAGGCCACCAGTTCTTGGTCCATCCCAGGTATAACCACCACCATCGAAAGATGCTAAGCCACTCACTTTACCCGCATACATACCACCGGCAGCAATAACAACACCTGCAGCTGCGGCGCCAAGTACAGGCCCAACATAAGGAATATCTGCAAGCGCATTATAAGCTTTCATTGCAGTGTCATAAGTATTGGTCCAAATACTCTGTAAAGAATTCCTTTTCTCTTCATCGAGCATCGTTTCGCCGATTGCCATTGCAGACTTAGCATAACTAGCATTTTTCCCTTCCATGCCATCAAAATATCCGCCCATAACATCTAAAAGACCGCCATAACCTTCTTGCATCATTTTTTTTCTATCAGTTTCAATGTCAGCAAGCTTTTGTTGGTGTTCTTTTTCTTTTTCAGCGCGTAATTCAAGCTGCTCTTTCTTTATTTCGCTCACCCTTTGCTCATGCTGAGAAAGTGCTTGTTCTTTAGCTATGTGATATTCGGCTTCAATTTCAGCGGTAATTAGGTTTTTATCTCGAAGTAGTTGAAACTCACGCTCCATTTCAGCTTGTTTACGTTCAAAGCGTTTATTTTCAAGTTCAACCTCTTTGCCTTCAGCTTCTAGTTGAGCATCAAAAATTTGCTGATATTGATTTCGAGCAGAATCAATTAATCGCTGCGCTTTTTCATCAGCAACTTTTGGATCTGAATTTATTAATAAGTCACTTAAATCTTTTTTATCAGGGTTATTTACTTGCTCTTGAGCTGCTGCCTCAAACTTGGTTTGTACATCGGCTATCCATGTTTTTATTTTTTCCGATGGCATTGGCTCCATGGCCAATTCACTTAGTTCTTTTGCTAAGTTAGCAGTAGTAGCAGAGAATGAATCTCCAAATTCTTCTAATTGCTTAAGCCCTGACGATTCCATATCTAAAGCTTCTAGGACTGGATTGATTGCTCGGGCTACATCAGCAAACCTTTGAACTGCAACGTTAGCTAATTCTGCTACCCCTTGGCGTAATAGTAGAAATATAACTTGTAAGCCTCGACCCATATCAGCCAGAAAGCCAATACCTGAAGCTACTTTTGTGACGACTTGCTGCGCAATTGAGCCAAAACCACCGGCTTCTTTGGCTGATTCTGTCCACATATCAGAGATAGCGCCAATAATAGGTGCTGTTTCAATAGCTAGCGTTTGGCCAAAGCTATGCGTGGTTTTTTGGGCTTTATCAAATGCATCATTTGCCATTTCGACTTTAGCTGCATCGATACGGTCAAAGGTCATGCCTAAATCTTCTGCTTCTTGCATCATCGCGCTAATACCATCAGCGCCAGCATCCATAAGGTTAATCATCTTAACCCCTGACTTACCCATTAGGCTTTGCGCGATATAAACCTTTTGACTTTGGTCTTCTACATCTTTGAGTTTGTCAGCAATGACTTTAAATTGCTCTTCTGGGGCTAAACCTTGCAAGTCTTTAATTGATAAACCCAAACCATCAAGTGCATACTTAGCTTCCCCTGTGCCAGTTTGAGCTACCTGCCCTAACCCCTGCTGCATCCGCTGCAGCGACTTTGTAAGCTCTTCGTTTGTCGCACCATATAGGTTAGCTGCATGTTGTAAACCACCAAGCGCTTGCGTTGTAATGCCTAACCTATCCGCAGTTTTTGCTTGTAAGTCTATAAACTCAGCATTTTTAGCATAAATTGAGGCATACGCAGCAACACCGGCAGCACCAAAGCCCACTAACGCTTTTGTACTGGTGCCCACTAACTTGCGGGTTTTGTCAGCCCACGACTTCGTGTTTTTATTGGCTTTTTTCAATTCAGCGGTCAGCTTTGCACTTTTACCGATCAAGTCGATAGTGAGTGTTGCAATTGATGACATAGTTAAGCTCTCTTACGTTGGCGCCAAGGGCAGGTGTTTAAAAACGCTTCTGTTTCACGTTGCTTCTTGTTTTGTTCGATTTTGCGCTGCTCTGAACGGTCGAACGTTAGCCCCATATTTAGCCCTTGGTGGACTAAACGGAGCTCTAGTTCTTCTGCCGGCAAACGTGAATGTAATTCGTAGATAGAGCAACCTAAGTTATCTGCTAAATTGCAGAGCGCATGTAACTCAGGTTGCTTTTTTAGTTTTTTTCAATGGTTTCAAGGTTATCTTGCGATAGGTTTGTGAAGAACAAACCGGTTGTGTGGATCATACCAAGCTGCTCTACATCCATTAGTTGAGGTAGTTTTGCAGCTTCTTTGTCATCATACTTACCGTGAAGCATGTAATAAGTGTTTCGCTGAGCTAGCTTTTCTAGTTTTTTAGGATCAGCATTTTTATCGGAGAACACATCTCTTGCTTTCACTTCATCAGTAGCCGGCAATCGGTGTAATTCAATCTTACCCACACCTTTTACGTCAAACACACGTGTGGATGTGGCGAGTTTACCCGCCATGATTTCTGCTGCTGTAATCATTAGGCACCAGCCCCAACAGTATCAAAATTAACTTCTTGCAGTTTGCCAATACATGCAAACATTTG